TAAATTTATTAAAAGCGGCGTTAGTATCTTTCTTTTGCCTTAGTAAGTCATTCACGCCTCTACCACCTCCAGCTCTGTAATAAAGTCCTTAGAATGCTTTCCAGATTTCACTCTAAAAGCACCATTTATGGACCTAGATTCAATATTTATTATCATATCTGTCTCAATCTGTGGATTAAGCAAACACTTCACAGTCCAGGATTTTTGTGCTGGCTTTTCGTTACCAGCTTCTGCACTATCCACCTGGTCACCTGTATTATTCTCATTAAGCGTTGGAGTGTCCAACAATCCAGATTCAGCATTTAGTAAAATTCCACTATTGTAACCTTCTTCTTCGGCCCTTATAACAATTCTTCCTTTGTTGATAAACATCTTTGATTCAGTATCCTTAGCCAGCTGGATCAGGCTCTTAGAAGCTACCCCTTTGATAGTCTTTCCTAAAGGATATACTATGTCATTCTTAGGCTTAAGCTCAGCTATTGGATATCCCAACTCATCACAAAGGTCATTCATAATGGTAGAAGCCTTGGTGTCATTTTTATAAGTATTGTTAAACTCAGTCTTTCTCCAAGACTTGGCACCATCAGAAATAGTAATAGTAGTAACTTTGTCTAGACTCTTAAACTCAGTTTTTATATTTTCTATCTGCCCCGACAATATCTCTGCCATATTATGCAGTTCCCTATAACCAGCTGTAAGTGAAACTGTACCTTGCTTTTCTATAGAATTTATAGAGCTTTCAGACAAGTTATATATAGTTATAGTCGACACATCGGGTTCGTTTTTATCAGAAAAAGGTACATCAAATTCTATATCAAGAGCATTATCCCCTATAGACTCAAAGACCTTTCCACCAGCTATAACTTCAATTTGCCTAACCCAATACATATAAGAACACATCCTCATTTAGATTTTCATAATTGATTCTTAGAGCAGATTCTGTTGTATCGTAAGGAATCACTATATACATTGGTATATCAAGGTGTTCAAAGCCATCAAATAAGGGTTGGTGTAAGACTATTTTTTCTCCAATTATTACAGGCTCGTGGTTATGAAATAAATTTGCAGTAAAATAATCGCCAAAGCTATTATATAGGATTTCAAACTGATAGATTTCCCCATCAAATTCCATCTCAAATTCATATGGAATCCTGTCCTTTTCAATTTCTATATATCTCATCTGCTACCACCACCCTTACTTCTTTTCCTAGATCCACCAAAGTTTCTAAGCATATTAGACCTTCTTTGAAGAGTCATTCTAGTCCTAACCCTAGTACCAGTAGTTAGAGTTGAAAGCATCTTATTTCTAGCCCTAACTGGATTAGTCTTAGCCACAGAAATCGGGTTTCTCGTGACACTTCTTTTCATAATCGTGTTGGGCTTTGATTGTCTTCGCTTTAAAGGTTTTTGAGTAGCAACTTGACTTCTTGTATTATTCCTATTTGTGTAATTACCATTGCTATTAGATGTAGTCAGCATCTGCTTCCTACCAGCATTAGTAACCTGCTTAATCTTCGTTTCAACCTTTTTGTCTGTTTGCTTACTTACAGGATTTTTAACCTTTTGCTTTATAGTTTGTGGCTTAGCAATCTTTACAGACTGCAAAGTCAAATCCCACTCGTAACCATTAGCAATTTGCTTATTTTGCTTAGTAGAAAATGATGTTATAACCATATCCTTAAGCTTTCTCTTACCGATGTATTCGACAAGCTTAGCATCAGCCATCATCTTTTCTAGGGTAGATATCTTCCCTTCAGCTTCATTAACCATTACACCCGATAGCCTAACACTATAAGGCTTAGTCTTCATATGGTCTGATATATCTTCGCCTTTTTCTACTGGTCTATCAGTCACATCCGCAGTCTTTGACACCTCTTCAGCAGTCGTACAGTCAAGGAGGACAGGCCCAAGCTTGATTTTAGTAATATTTCTAGGTTGGTCCATACCCTACCCCCTTTGTAAATTGGCAGTCATAAATAACTGCATTATCTTTTCTTCGACAATATCTGCAATGATATTGCCATCAGTCTTAGCATCTCCAGAGCCATTGACTGTGATGTTAAACACTGGACTGAAGCTATTGGTATTGGCAGTACTTGAAGAATTATTAGTCACACTAGGCCCCAAATCTCCCATCATAGATCCTGGAGCTGGCCCACTAAAACCATTCTCATTAGCTCCCATAGCTCTTAATTGGTTAGATCCTTGAGCAGTAACTACCATCTCGTCTTTGTGAAGCATAGCTGGATATTCATCATAAGGCACACGATATAAACCGTCAGCATGAGACTTTCCAGAAATTAAATTTTTTGCCCCATTAACAATCCCCTTACCGAAATTAACAACAGCATTGATAGGAGCAGCCAATGCAGACTTAAGCCTGTTCCACGCTCCAATTATTCCGTTTATAGCACCTTTGGCAGTTGCTCTTAGAGAATTAAACATACCCATAGCAGTATTAATAGCACCAACTACAACTCCACTTATAGTGCTAGCCAAGTTAGAAAATGAATTTTTCAAAAAATCAACGGCTGGTGCAAAAAAGCTTTGTATTGCACCGCCTACTTCAGAAGCCTTTTGTTTTATCATATCCCAGTTGGAATATAGTAAATATCCGATTCCAATATCAGCTGCTATAGCTCCCACTACTAGGCCCATAGGACTAATAATGAAGCTAACAATAGCTCCACCGACCGTCACTAATCCACTACCTATACCACCAAGGACACCCATAACAACTGTCCCTACAGTTGAAAAAAATGTACCTACGCTCGCAAGAATTCCACTTATGGCACCAACAGCACCACCAATGCCAGTGACAACAGAGCCTATAACTCCAATTATTGAACCTACACCAGTAACAATGCCACCAATAGCACTACCAATAGTCCCAATAATAGCAAGTATAGGGCCTGCCACAGTCATTACTAGGGCAACTTTACCTATCATCTTTTTAGTACCATCATCAAGAGAGTTAAACTTATCAGCAATCTTAGTTAAACCAGATGCAAATTGCTCGAAAACAGGCACCATAGATGCACCCATTTCAATAAATGCATTTTTTAACTTGTTTTGTGTTTGTCTTAACTTTTCAGCAGGCCCTTGCATCTTATCAAAGTTTGCTTCAACAGATCCACTACTGTTAACCATAGCATCTAAGGCTTTGTTAAATTGGTCAGGACCATCAGCTAGCAAGGTATTAGCTGCAGAAGTAGCCATCTTGTTACCAAACATATCACCAAGCTGTAAGCCTTGGTCTTCAGCGATTCCAGATAAGGATTGGAGTACATCACCCAATGATGCCCCATCCTCCATCATTTCTTTAAAGGATTTTCCCATGCCCTCTCTTAGAGCCTTGTCAGCAGTAGATCCAGTCGTATTAAGTTCAGATATAAGAGCAGATAAGTTTGTAGTAGCAATCGCCGCATTCTGACCTTTAGAAGTAAGCACTGAGTAACCAGCACCAAGTTGGTCAATGGAAACACCAGCAGCTGATGCAAAAGGTACAACCCTACCAATGTTTTTACCAAGCTCATCCACGGTAATCTTACCTAGGTCTTGGGTCTTAACCATCACGTCTTGGATATGTGAAGTAGCTTCAGCACCTTGCAATCCATAAGCATTTAGAGCAGTAGTAGTAGCATCTATTACTGTCGGCATATCTGTAAAACCAGCCTTAGTTAGTTGTACACCTTGCTCTACAAATCCGACTACACTAGCACTATCAATCCCAGATGATAAAGCCTCATACATAGACTCAGATATCTCTTTTTGAGCTATACCAGTAGCATCAGATATACGCCTAACTTCCTGCTCAATTTTGCCTACAGGCAAAACATCTTGGTCTGCCAGTGTAGTTACCTGCCTTATAGCAGTATCAAGCTCTAAAGCCCCATCTACACCCTTTTTAAAGGCCATAGTAACTGGAGCGGCTATCGCTGTCATCTTTGCTCCAGTTCCTGCAATCTTTCCAGATACACCAGAAATATTTGAGCCGACATTTTTTATACCAGCCCCTACACTTTGGATATTTGAACCAACGCCCGCTATGCCACTGCCAAGCTTTCCAAATACACCTGTTTGCTTATCTATAGCTAGCATATTGGTCTTTAGCTTATCTACTTCCTTATCCACCTTTTGGATATCGCTAGTAGCCTTGCCCGTATCCGTATTCAGTTTCCAGGTAAGTTCTCTTTGGTCAGCCAATAAACTCACCTACCTTTCTTCATTTCTCTTTTCATTGCTTCAGCTATCTCACTTTCAACCATTTCTGCCGCGATAGAAAGCTCTGATAGCTCATCATCAGTAAGCTCCATAGCTTCAGAGTAAGTAAGATAGCCTCCACGCATTAAAAAAAGAGCAGGACGCCAGAAATCTAAATAAATTTCTTCAATCCTGCTCTTTAGTTGTTTTTTGTAAACTTACCACCATATTGGAAGTTTAAAGCTTCAGTTCCTAGAGCATCAAGCTCTGATATATCATCGAAGTCATCAAGTGTGACCTTAGGATTTACAACTACATGTTCAAGTATTTCATCATAACATTTTAGCTCGTTAAAGACATTGTTAGGCATGTATCTTTGTTTCATCTCCAAAGCCTTTCTCGTTGGCAATTTCTGCAATACATACTCTTTATCTCCAACTCTTACAGTCTTTTGTTCAAATTTTTTAGCTTCTGTCATCTCTGCTCCTTATCTACTTATATCTTCTATCTTCAAAGTATGGCATCAGAATCTCTACTTCAATATCTTCCACTTCTTTATTGCCTCTATATTCAGTCATAGGCTTTGTAATCACACAATCACTACAAGCTATGTTGTCTTGATTAGCGTTCATATCTACTATGCTTAGGGCAAAGAGTTTATTAGTCTTGGACAAATCTCTAAAAAGTGGAACTGATGGGCTAGTACTAACCAGTTTAACTTTTGCAGTCGCAGTACCATCAGCACTCACACCAAAGCTAACAATCCCATCAACCCCTACCTTAGTGGAAACATTATCCTCGTTTTTCTCTATTTCTATCTTTCCATCTTCTGCAAAACCAGTGATATATTGACCGTCAATAGTCACTACGCAATCTCTAGGATCGTATACATAAACATTATCCATTATCTACCAACCTTTTCTTCAATTTCATTGACCATATCATAGGTCAAAATACCTGATATCTGTCCTTGGTGGATAGCTCCTTGTAGTTGAGCAGTCCAAACAATGTAATCATACTTACGTAGAGCCACATCATTAGAGTGAACCTCTTCACGACGTTTAAAATCAACCCTATATTGCCCAGAACTAATGATGCCTTGAGTTACTGCATCTTGTAAAGTACCCTCTACTTCACCAACCAATATGCCAATACCTATATTGGTATAAGGTATTTTGTCATTAGTCACAGATGCTCTTAATACACGTTCTTCCATTCTAAATCTTATCCAGTATTCACCCAGGATAATATCTAGATACTCGCCAGATAAAACAAGACCCTCAGAACGTTGCAATACTCCAAGTTTTTCAACATAAGTATTGATGCCGTTAGAGTGCAAGTCATGTATTTGAGTATCAGAAACATTAGCTCTCTTTACACCCTTAACCTCTTTAAACTTAGCAGTCTTGCCACCTACGTTATAAGACATGATAACAGCAGTAGCTTCAGCAGAAAATGCAAACTCATCATCGTGGAAATCTACAAAAGTATTCTCATAAACTTCCTCAAACAAAGCTTCGCAATCCTCATACTTATTTAAAGTAACTGCATAAATTTTTGAATTAGTTTGAGCAATCTCAGATAAAGCCTTAACAGTATCAAGGCTATTGTCAGTAGTCACTAGCCAGAACCAATCAGTCCTACCAGAACTTAGTAACTCTCTAACAATATCAGCAGTAACACCATTAGCCTTGCCAAAGACCGCCACTTGTTGTGGTTGTGGTTTTTGAGCAAATAACCTATTAAGCAATTTATATAATTTAGAATCTGCATCTAATTCATTAATATAATCATAATCAACTAGCTTAAATTCAATATCCTGTGTATTATCAACCACTAAAATTGTTCCAAATCCCCTCTCGGAAACTGCAACAGTTTTTCTCTGGATATTAAC